GTGAACTGATACATGGCACGGGTCGAGTTGTTGGCCTGCTTCTGCGCGATGTAATTCACGGCCGGAAGCTGATCTTCGCGACGCGGGCGCACATCCTCCAAATTAAAGGAAATACGCGGTAGCAAAGCCTCATAAGGGCGACCAAGATCCGGGTCCGATAATAAACGAGTCAGCATTTTTTCTTTCGGTGAAAAATCCACCGGAACAGAAATAACCTGGGATGTGCTATTGGAAGAATCCGAACGATTTATTATGATGTTGTTGAGTAAGTACCCAACCGCCATCGTATATTTTCTTGTTAGCTCGAAATAGAAGGTCTGTCCGAGCATTACGGAGCCTCGTTAAAATCAGAAGAAAATGGATTGATTCGAGATAAATCAAGATAGTTATCATTTTCCACGGTGATCTGTGTGTTATCAGCAATTGGATCGATTTTATTTAAATCAAATTTATCCACAACAATGTAGTCTCCATTTTCAGTGAGAAGGTTGTTTACATCCTCGCTCTGAAGTGAATAATCAAGAACATTGGTTGAATAGTTGGTTTGTAGGAGATCGATTTCCGGAACGCCTGTGTTAAACGTTTCACCCGAATATTCAAACAATTCGGTGGTCATTTTCCAGGTTTGCAATTTTCCAAGTTGATAGAACATTTCAAATCCATCAACGTAGGTGATCTGAAATGCGCGCTTTGCAATCGGATAATAAATTAGGTCGCCTTCCTGCGGACGAATCATCTGGTTAGGGTGTCCGATAATATCTTGGAATACACGTCTCGAAACTGACCAGATTACTTTATCGTTGATTTGTAGACCAAACTTAGAAGCAAGGTCGCCGCTGCCTTCCCACTGTTCAAAGTTGTCGAGAAACATGGCGATTTGATAAACATTGGTGTAGGTTGATTGGTCGTCCGTTTCATAAAGCTGATCGAAATTAGTTAAATTACGACGTACATAAAGAACATCCTGTCCGCCAATAGTAATAGATTCGTCCACCAAATCCTGAAGCAAATCCTGTTCGGGTGCGTAAGAATAGTTATCAAAGAATGGGGAAGTGATGCCGTTAAGTTGAACCATTAGATTTGTACCATTGTTTTATTTAGCCGAAAACCATTAATTTGACGACCTTTACGAAGACTGTCGTAATTTATATGATTATTTTCGCAAAATTTTCTCAAATGATTTACTTGATGGATTTTATTGTCCTTTTCTATAAACCAAGTTTTTGTATTATGTGGAAGAATTCCTTTTTTAAAAGTATGTGGATTTGGATTTTTCTGAAGAATTTTTTTCATTGTTTCACTTTTCTTACGAGAAGATTCTTCAGACATTTTATAACCTTTGGCCCACCATGGAGTAGTTCTATTAGCATGATGATGACGAAGTGATTCGACACGTTTTTTCTTTGTTTCTTCTGTTTGTTTTTTTCCGGTAAGTGATTTGGATATTTTCTTAGCCACTGATAATGATTTTTGAGGATCGTTTAGCCAATGGTGTTTTGTTTTTAAATGAAGGTTGTAATAACGATTTTTAATCTCTTCGGGTTTGATCATTCGAAGCCATCGTTCTTCTGCTTCAAATAAATCCTTTCTATTTGTTGTTACAGTTTGTATGATGCGACGTTTAAAATCATAACGTCGATGTTTATATGCTTGTTTCATCCATGATGATGAACAAATATATCCATCATCTGGTGATCCCCAATGAGAACCGATATAGTAACGTTTATGTTTACGATCAAACCAAATGTACACAAATCCAGACATGCAGATTTTCCTTTTCTGCATGTATTTATGGAAAAGTATTCGTTTTAACCTATAAAAACGTCAGCGGGCAATACGCTATCAATCATTGTTTGATGAATTTCCGCAATTTCAGCCATGGCTTCTTCTTTGATGGTTTGGCCGTTGAATGATAGTCCGCCCTGTAGCTGCATGCCATTAAACTTGGATAGGTTTTCACCCCACTGGCGTTTAATCAGTGCAGTCGCATAGCGCTGTAACCATAGGTCTTGCCATGCCGAGGCGTTTGTATCCGGATTTACCGCCGTGTAGCAATTTATGATCAGGAAAGTTCCGGGAACAAGGATGTCCCAGTTTCCATCCAGATAAAATTTATTACCGTAGTAGCGATTGTAGCGAATGGGTTGCTTACCGACTAGTAATTGTTCAAGAAGTTGAATATGCTGCATGGCCATGTAATAAGGAACCATAGACACCGAGGTTAGCGTGTATAAGTCATTCAAAGCAATCTGATAGCGGATGTTAAACAAATTATTTGTTTGCAGAGCATCCCCGATATCAAAGATTTCCACTGCGCCAATGATTTCTGACGGAAGCGTAATATACTTGTTGGTTACGTCAGTGGGTGTTATCTGATACTTGTAGTAGGTTCTGAATGCGCCATCCCAGTGATAATCAACAAACCATTGGATCGCTTCATCAATACGGTCATCTACCTGATCGTCCGAGACGTTGATCTTGATGACCGGGTCGCCTAGTTTTCGAAGGCAAAACGCCTTGAAAGAAGCTCGATCTGTGGGTACTGACATTTATAAATCCTTTGAATTATTTATTTGCCCACGGCGTGCCAGAAATAGTTGGCGGTTGTTGCGTTGCTTGTTTTCACATTTGCCGTAGTGTTATTTACAATCTGGGCACTTACAGAAAATGTGCTGGCGTCTGCACCGGAAATGACAATCGAGAAACAATTTATGGGAAAAGCGGTGGGGAAGGTCACGTTTTTGGCTGTGCTGTTTGCCGCCACGATGCCCCACTGCATTAGTAAGCCATTGGGAATAGAAGAGTATCCATTTGTTGATGCATTGGAAATTCCCAGAGTCTGACTGTTTGCCGAGATTACGTTTAGGCTGATTGAATTTCCAATGACCGTCAGGGTGTTACAGGTGACGCTGGATGCGTTTATGGTTGTTGCCTGTAGGTTACCAACCGTTTCATTTCCCACGTTGGCGGTTGCTATATTCGCTATTGTGATCGTCGCAACGTTTATGGTCGCGTTGGTGATCAGTGCCAACGGAATCGTGGTCCCACTGGAATTTGCACTCATTCCAGGAAGTGCGGCCGATGAACTGTTTACGGTCATTCCGCCCAGAGAGAAATTTGTGAGCGCAGTTAAACTACCGTCCGCACCATATTGATAGAACTGTCCGTCAAAAATGCTGTATAAAGCCGAGAAAGAATTTGTTAGGTCTGCTGTCATTGTGTCGATGTTTTAAGTTTCGTATTAATTACATTTGAGGTTGAATTGGGTGTTATAGTGATATTTAGGACACCTTCGGAAACGACTTTTACCGTGACTCTTCTACTTGTGGGTTGGGTCGAGAACGTCAAAGGACCATCCGGTATCATTACGTTGACGTTGTTTCCTGGCGGAACTGGTTCTGTTACGGTAATGGTTCTATGAGTAGGTTGATCCAAGGTGGACAGTGGTCCATCGGGTATGGTCACTGTTTCAGGGAAAATCTGGACCAAATCAAAATTCATTCCGATCTGTAGCTGTCCGATGCTACCTAAACCAACAACACCAGGAACAATTTTTGTTTCTGAAATAAGTTGTATGTTTCCGGCTGTACCTGTACCAAAAACAGCAGGGATAGGTTGAGCAAACAAGATGATCTGCGCGGCACCATTTGCAAAGACGCCCGGGAAACCAAAAATGATATTATCATTAAAGATGCCGCCCGATCCTGTGCCCAAGGAACCGATATCGACGGTGATGGGTTCAGTAACTGATCCAGTAGAACCGGTTCCATGTACCGAAGCATCCAGAACAGATTCTGTGTTAAGAATATTTCCTGCCGTTCCGGTAGTCTGAACACCCGATATAAATTCCGAATCAGTGGGCTTAAGCGATCCCACACCTTCAGTTCCCTGTACGCCAACGATTGCTTTCGCGTCGGCTTCGGATGTTGTTCCGGCCGTACCTGTTCCAAGCACAGAAACAAGGGTTTCAATAATTTGTGAAACAAGTGTGCCGACTGTGCCAGTACCAAGAACTCCGGTAATGTTTTTGCTTACACCTACACTAAACAAACCAGCCGAGCCGGTACCCACAACACCATTAATGCTGACGGTGAGACTACCGTTTGTGACGACGCTGAAAATTCCTTCTTGCCCGGTTCCTGATGCACCGATGTTCGGAACAACTACACTGATTGAGAATGAACCACCCGAACCCGTACCAAGCGCACTTGTAACGGCTGCTCCCACCGTGCTACGAATTGTGGCTGCGGTGCCGCTACCAAGAACGCCTGTGATAGGCCCTGTGATGATGGTTTGTCCAAACGAAGCGGCCGATGAAGTCCCTTGACCGCCTGTGTCGGTTGTTTGAATTGTTTCTTTTGTTGTTCCGGCTGTGCCTGTTCCTATGACACCCGAAACATTTGGTGCGACGGTTTTGCTTGGCGTACCAGCAGTGCCTGTTCCCAGCGCGCCCGATGGATTCGTGGTTAATGATTCGCCAAGTGTAGCGGCCGAAGAAGTTCCTTGTCCACCCGTATCGAATGTCTGAAGAGCAATAGAGAACGAACCGGGTGACCCTGTACCCTGTACACTCGAAAGAGTTAAGTTAACGGTACCCGATGTTGTTACAGAAGTTGAACCGGCCGTACCTGTTCCTGACGCCCCTGGTGCTGTAACCGCAATGTTTATGGCGAAATTACCGGCTGTACCAGTTCCACCCGCGCCACTTAGACTTGGTGTTACT